CCACATTTAACAATAGGCCACACCAGCCGCAAACTAGCTCTAGTGCTGAGAAGATACCTCAATCCGGTAATAAAGCCCTCAGCGACTAACCCGCTTTTGTGCTAGTTAGCAGTTATCTTCTAAGGTTTCGCCCTCGTTTCGCAATAAGCCCCAGCCCCCAGCCGCTAACCCGCATGGTTACGCGATAGTTGACATATTATGTATTATCAGACTAAAGGCCTGGGCTCTCTATCGGGTTGACCTAGCGGCTCGACTACCACCGTGGACACCAGCGCGGGGATCGGCGTGTTCTGCTCCTCCTGGTGGAGGTCGCAACCTGGGGCGCAGCGTTATAAGATGGTAGCTATGAATTGAAGGGGGGATACCTGGGCGGCCTTGACCAATCGACCAATAGCATATATATACACCCCACAGAGTAATCTGCATAAAAATTCAGAATTAGGATAAGCTCCCAATTTTTTTGGGATTTTTTTTTGCTAAGGTAACGTCAGGTAACTGTTGTGACATTGCATTAGATTTTCTCTTGGTCATACTAGGGATCGAGAGGGGGTGATAATGCGATGAAGTGGATAATAAGTTTATGGGATGATCGTGTAGAGATAGAGGAGTTAGGTACGGCTCGGTACGAGGACAATGTACGTTGGCATCGTGCGGAGAGGCATTCGCCTACGCCGCCTAGTGTGGGGAAGCACATAGCTGGAGTGAGGTGGGAGTTTGGTATAGCTCGTGGTTTACGGGTGGAGCCCGCGATCAGTCGGATTTTGGGTTATCCTCGTCCTAGTTACGATGGAATTTATCGTGGTTGGCCTTATGAGGTAAAGGGAACGGAGCATAGCGAGGGTCATTTACTTTACCAGCCTAAGCTACATAAGTTAGGGATGGATATTTGGTTTTTGGTTGTAGATGTGGATGCAGAGGAGTGGTTAGTTCGGTTAGCTGGTTGGGTATGGGAGCGTGATATGAGTGAGTTGTGGGCTCCGTGTCGTTTTGATAAGAGTGCGTGGTGCATAGCTCAACATGATTTAAAGTCATTTGATTTTATGAAGGATTTACCTCCCAAAGGATAGGTTACTGATGGCAACGGTAGCAGAGACATTGCAGAAGCGGAGTAAGAGGGTTCTTGAGCGCGGTGTTGTCAGGCCTCAGAATTTACAGAGTCAGGCGGGTTTACAGCGGCGTAAGGAGTTGCAGGGTTTATTGCGGGGTCAGGCTGGGCCAGCGGGGGCTCAGAGGCTCAGGGCGGCTCCTAGAACGTCACAGCCCCAGGTACAGAAGGGGAAGCGTCCTGGTGCTACGTTATTGCGTACTGGTAGGCAGCCGCGGGGTGGTCGAGGAAGGCGAGGATTGGAGCGATAGTGACGACTTTATTGCTATGTCCTTGGTGTTTGGAGGAAGGTGTTAAGGAGCTGTTAAAGGCTTACTCGTATAAGGCTTTTGTCGTCTGTCCGAAACATGGTGATAAGTCGATGGTGGAGGTAATTGAGAAAAATGGCTGAAATATGGGCTTTTTTAACACAGACGTTACAAGTCAAGGCGCTTTACTTCGGCTTTTTTGTATATTTGGCTTTTAAATTAGGTCGAATGTTGGAATTAAAGGCTATTTGCGACTGTTTTGAGTTAATTCCCAAGGATTATTACGGAGAGGAGATTTAGGGGGTAAGAAACTAAGGTTGTTACCCTATTTACGGCGATATTACCCTATTTAATACCCCAAAAAGGAGTTTAAAATGAGAAAACATTGGCAAATTACCGTTATGATCGTCGCCATCCTCTTCGTGTCCGGAATAGCCCTGGCGCAGACTTGGCATACGGCGAATCAGGCAACCGTGGCCTGGGATGCCGTTTTACTTGATAACGGCGATCCCATTCCCCCCACCGATACGATTGAGTACGTTGTTTATCTCTCAAATGCGATCACAGATCCAGATAAGAACAATCCTGTTGAAGTCGCTACTACCACCAATTTAGAGCAACTGATTACCTTAAATGTTGAAGGCTCTTACTTTGTCGGCGTTAAGGCGGTACGCAAAATTGCAGATGGAACAAATGTCGGCGAAAGCACGGTGGCTTGGTCAGACGACCCTCAGTATGTGCAGAACGGCGAGACTTTCGGATTAAGGTACTTCCTGCCTCCCGCTGCACCAAACAATCTCAGACCTGTATAAGGTATTGTAAAAGCGATGGTACGGGATGCCGAAAACCACACGCTTGGCACAGCAGTTGTCTGTGGCCGATAGGCTGGCCCGAATCCGCCCAATCGTTGAAGCTCTATCCAACGGAGATCCAGACAAAGAAGATTTAATTCTGCTCTTCGATGAATTGGAATACTCCATTGAAGCTCGGCATCAGCTCCAGGGTGCTTTAAATACTGCAAGATGGGCTCTTGAGGTAGCCCTGGAGAAAATATCTAAGCAAAAAGAAGCAATAGACGTACTTTCAATAGGTAAGGACTAGGCCGCTTTTGAGCGGCCTTTTCTTTTGAGGGGGGTTAGAACGTGACAACTGCATTGTACCGAATATCGTCCGGCGAAGTCGTCAAGATCAGCCTATCAGATCAGATGTGGGATGATCGAGCCCTTGCTTTTTGGGGAGTTTTGACAACCGCAGCCTATCCCGATGGCACTCAGGTTCGCCACATTGATCGTGATTTGCGGGAGTTGGGCTATGCCAAATTTGCTGATGTAGGTGGAAATACCGTCCGTAACGCCGTTCAAGGCGAAATTGATACCTACGCTCCCGCCCAGGAAGATGATGAGAACCAGCAGGACGCTCTAGGTGCTGGCGGGCTATTCCTGGTTCATCCACGCAACAGAAAGCTAATGACAGCCTTTGCCGACATTCTCAAGGATGAAATGAATATCCTGCGCGGCTGGCTAACTCAATTCAAAGCAGATGTGGCTGCAGCAAATAATCTTTCTGATCTCAAATCCAGCGTTGCAGCACAGCCAAACCTTCCAGATCGGACGCTTGCACAGTTGAAAACAGCAATTACAGCTCGAATAGATAAGGACGACTAATGGGCGTAACGAATCCGAATTACCCGACGATGGAAGTTGCCCTGTGCATGATAAATGCGCCTGACAACGCCGATGGCACAGAGCGCATGAAAAAGGGCGATATTATTGCCATTCGCAAGCCAGGGTCTTTTATCGGCACTCAAGAAGGCAAGATATTTCTCTGGCTCCATATTGATGGGCCAGAAGAAAATGAATTTGCTCTCTTTGCTCAACAGGTCTATGAACCTACCGATCCTGAAACTGGCACAAGATTCGACAAGCGAAGATATGAAATTCCCCTTGGACGCTTACAGGTTCTATATCCGGCATTTAATCAATCACGAGCCACAGATCCGAATGACTTTTATCAACCATTTCTGCTCATAGATAGTGAAGATTTTGAAATCGTTGCTGCAGATCCAGCATACGTTGTTAGCGGCCTAGTCTTTGATAAGGCCATAGGAGATTATCTCTAATGGCTACTTCAAGACGAGCGGCCACAAATGAGAATATCAGCACCTACGATAGCGGGGGCGGTCAGGACTATACAGCCCTTGCTACCTGGGAAGCTGCGACTGATATAGATTTAGTCACGGCTACTCAATCTGAGGTCTTAGAGTGTTACGCGGGATCTCACGATGATGAAGTAGTAATTGATGGTGCGACTACGAATTCTTCGTATTTTAGGATTATCCGTCCGGCCTCTGGAGAAGGTCACGATGGCTACCCCCACCAGGACGGATCAGCCGCTTATTTTGTCACTACAACGAGTAATATAGATATGTTCTCTGTGGTTGAGGCTAACGCCCAACTGCAAGACTTGATAATGAGTCTGGATCAGGATGGTGGTAGCGCCTATTGTGCGGCGCTCAATGGCTCTGAACAGTATTTAATCGGCTGTTTAGTTATCAATCCGGTTAATATCAGCGGTGATTCTAAGGGTTTCAGAGAGAACGGTGGTACTAATCATTATTTCATCAACTCTATCGCCATAGGCTGTGACGATGCTGCCTTTCAGTTCGATGTTGGAACAAGTTATGTCTATAACTGTAACGCCATTGATTCAGGTGAAGGATTCAATGAGTCCGGCGGTACTGTTATATGTATAAATTGCCTGGGTAACGGCACTACCGGATCGACTGACTTTGACGGATCATACGATGCCGCGAGTGACTATAACAGCTCTGGCGATGGCACGGCCCCAGGTGCAAACAGCCGGATCAATCAGACTTTCGCTTTTAAGAATGCTGGCAATGATGATTTCCGACTAGGCTTTACCGATGGTGGGGCCAGGAATTTCGGTACGGATCTGAGCGCAGATGGCAACTTTGCTTTCGATGATGATATAGCTGATGGCGTGATGGGCGCGGGCAAAGCGGGAATAACACGCCCACAAGAAACAGGCTGGGATATAGGCTTTCACGAAACACCACCTAGCTCATCAAGCTCAAGCTCCTCATCTTGTTCCAGCTCAAGTTGTTCGAGTAGCTTTTCATCCAGTTGCTCCTCTTCCTGCTCATCCAGCTTTTCAAGCTCAAGTTCTTGTTCTTCTTCCTTTTCTAGCTCCAGTTCGAGCTTTTCATCCTCATCGTCGAGTTGCAGTTCCTCTTTTTCATCGAGTTCATCATGCTCAAGCAGCTCTTTCAGTTCGAGTTCGTGCAGCTCGTCCTTTTCGTCGTCGTGTTCCTCTTCCTCATTCTCAAGTTCCAGCTCTTCGTCGAGCTTTTCTTCTTCTAGCTCAAGCTGTAGCTCATCGAGCTTTTCATCCTCTAGCTCATGCAGTTCTTCATTTTCTAGCTCATCTTCTTCATCCCCTTCCTGCGATCCACCTGATTGGCGCTGGCCTGGAAATTCGTCATTGAATGTAGGCACGATAAATAGTGGTGTTTGGTGCGATACCCAATACTGTGATCTTACTGAGTATGTAATCAATGAGATTGCAGGGGTTGGTATTCCGGCTTTTGATGTAAGGTTCACCTTTCAAAACGTGCCGAAAAACACATTGGACGTTTCAGTTACAGGCTACTATAACGGCGGCCCCGCGCATCTTGTCAAAATATCCATCTTTAACAACAATACGTTGTTTTGGGATGATATGACAGGCGCGGCAACGGACTTCCCAACACAGGGTACG